TACCTTAAAAAGTTATACTGCCATCTGTAAGAAAGCTATAAATGTTATACGATCCATCTGTAGTGACTGTCGGAGAACCAGTAGTTGATGCAGCTGTTGCTGTAGTTCTAATAATTACAATTCCAGAACCTCCTGGACCTCCTAAAGCATTACCTTGCGCGCCGCCTCCACCACCACCAGTATTAGGAGTAGCTCCATAGCCACTAGCATTATTTTGATTACCACGTCCATCTGCTCCGCCTCCTAGACCTCCAGCACCTCCAGTTCCGCGACTTGCTCCACCGCCGCCGCCGGCATAATAAGTTGGTGTTCCTGTAATAGAGTTTTGCAAACCATCACCGCCGGCACCACCAGTAGAACCAGATGCAGTGCCACCAACAGCTCCTGCTCCACCACCACCGCCGGCTGGATAGTTACTCGTACCAGAACCATTACTACCACCATCATTACCTTGTCCTGCTGTGCCAGTACCAAAGCTAGCACTATTGTATGCGGAGCCGCCACCTGAACCACCACTTGCTGCTACTCCAGAGGAACCGCCGCCTCCACCACCTCCGCCTATTGCAGTGACAGTTGTAAATCCTGCAGCTGAAATAGAAGAATTTGCTCCATTTCCACCGGTAGTTTTTACGGTATCTGTTCCTCCAGCACCAACTGTAATATTAAAAGTTGTACCATTATTAAAAGATGCTCCAGTAGTGTAAATATATCCTCCAGCACCGCCGCCACCACAACCGGCGCCGTTATTTACACCACCACCTGCGCCGCCGCCTGCAACTACAAGATAATCTACTGTCGCAGCGAATGCTAAACTAAAATCTACAAAACGAGTCGTAGTTCTAGCACCGTCTGATGCACTCAATCTAGCTCTAAACGATCCTGCATTTGATGTATTAGACGTAGGCGTAAAAGTAAATTCGCCATTTGCATTAACTGTAGTTGCTGATGCTAATTGATTTGGTAACGCGTTACCAGCCGTTTTATATGCAATACCATATGTAACATCAAAACCTTCTGGATCTTGCGCAACCATTGTGATTGTGCTCGTGGTGCCGTCATTATTTAAATCACTCGTAGTCGGTGGTTCAGTGATTATTACAGGGCTTTCGTCATTTCCATGAGCTATACGATCCCATTCAGTACCGTCCCATGTATATAATGTTTTCTTATCAGTCGCAAAAGCAAAATCACCCACTGTATTATTAGAAGAAGGAAAAGAACTAGTATTAGCGTACGAAGTTACTGAACTACCGTCAGCACCATCAACCCCATCGGCACCTGGAGTAGTCGCTTGTACCCATTGACTAGAATCTGCGTCAGTGTAATAGATGTATAATCGATTGACGTCTGTGTTCCACCAAAATTGACCTGCTGTAGGAGAAGACGGTGCAGTATTTGACGTAGTGACATTAAGACCTGATTCTCCACGAGGTCCAGGAGTACTCGTACTAACCCACTGCGATGAAGATCCATCATCATAATAGACATACATGATTGCTTCAGCAGAATTCCACCACAAATCTCCATCAGATGGACTAGTAGGTGCAGTGTCTGATGATGTAACTGATGCACCACCTCCACCGCCTGAAGATGCAGTTGTTTTCCAAGTATTTGTTGCAGAAGCATAGGTATAGGTAGAGCCATTGACGACTACCGTATCTCCGTTGTTTGGACTATTTGGAAAATTATATGCCATTATTATTCCTAAGTTTTAGTTGCGACTGCAATTAAGAATCCGCCACCACCGCGGCCGTCAATATTTCGTCCTACAATATATGATTGTATACCACCACCTCCACCGCCATGAAAATAAGTAGCTGCAGTTCCATTGACGACTGGTTGTATACCGCGACCAGCACCTGCACCGGCACCAGTATTTCCATCTTGCGCAACACCAAAACCAGCTTCAGCCAATGGTATGCTAGTACCAGCAGTTCCTGGATTTCCGTTTGTACCTGGACCGCCGCCAGAACCTCCGTTAAATGCTATACTAATATTACCGTATGTCCAAGTTGATACGCTGATTGTAGACGAACCTCCAGTACCGCCTTGTCCGGCGAGATGATAACCTCCTCCGCCACCTCCGCCTGTTCCATCTGTAGTACTACCTCCATTTGCAGCTGCCGTGCCTCCTCGAGTTCCGCCTACTCCACCAGCACCTCCAGCTACACCAGTACCGGTAATCACGGTGCCACCAGCTCCGCCAGCACCACCTCCACCTCCAACACCATCAGAACCTCCACTTCCACCACCTAATTGCAGTAGTGTTACAGATGATCGGCTAACAGTAGTCGCTCCTCCGCTACCGCTATCGAATGATCCACCCTGACCAACAGAATAATCAAATACATCTCCAGGAGATGCTGCTACTTGGAATCCTGAAATATTTGCAGCACCACCTCCACCTGCGCCATGACCACCATCTTGATTTGTTCTATAACCGCTAGATCCACCTCCAGCGCATGCGAAGAAATATACTTTCGTAGCTCCATCTGGTACCGTAAAGCTGCCGGTGTTTGCTGCTGAATAAGAATCATTATATACTTCTGCCATTAATTGTGATTCGAAGAACGTAAGATTCATTGTAGATGATCTAGTTGTTATATTTACACCATCTGATGCTTTAAATCTCATGGTAAAACTACCATCGTGTGCAGTATTTGTACTAGGCACAAAATTAAAAACACCGCCATTATTTGTGATAGTCGCTTGAGGTTGATTCGTAGGATTTGTATCAAAACTATATGTAATTGGAAATCCTTCAGGATCAGAAGCTGCTATTGTAATACTAGTATTTGTACCATCTGCGTTTAAATCATAACTTGAGTTTGGTTCTGTCGTCCATTCTGGAGTTTCATCTACACCCGTTGATATTCTATCCCATACACTACCATCCCACATATACAATGCTTTTGTATCTGTAGTAAAGGCAAAATCACCTGCAGAATTATTTGATAAAGGAAATAAACTAGTATTTGCATAACTCGTTACTGATGATCCGTCAACACCATCGATTCCAGTTGCTCCCGCTGGCCCTTGCGGTCCTGATACGCCGACCCACTGTGACGATGAACCATCATTAAAATAAACGTATAGGGTTCCGTCTGATGTGTCAAACCATTGATCACCACTTTGTGGATTTGTTGGTGCTGTATTTCCAGTTGCTGTGTGATACGCAGCAGATTGCCACGCTCCTGTTGTAGCGTTCCAAGTAAATCCAGCGTGTGTATCGCCGTCTGTTGGATTGTCTGGAAAATTAATTGCCATATAAAACCTATGCTGCTACTGATATGATAACTTTACCTGGATTGGCTGGATTTCCAGCTGTACCACGATCTGTATCTGTTGAATTTGCTGGAGTCGCTTGATTACCAGCTGTAGTAACTCCATTTGATACTATTGAATGTCCTATATATCCAGAGCCGCCACCGCCCATGCCGCTATTACCACCATCACCACCAACACGTGACGCTCCGCCACCGCCTCCATAATAACCTGAACCTCCGCCGCCACCTCCGTAGGAACCAGCAGAATTACCTATACCACCTGTAAGAGCGCTACCAGCAGTTCCTCCTCTTGATAAACCTTCATCAGCTGCTGCACCTCCAGCAGATTGAGTTCCGCCTTTACCACCACTGGTGCCTTGATAACCACCAGATTGGCCAGAAGATCCTCCTCCCGCTGCTGGTACTTGAGAAACACTATATTGAGAACAACCACCTCCACCACCGCCAGCAATAATGACAGAATTTGCATGAGCTTCAGTTACTTCGAAAATGCCTGAATAACCGCCTCCTGTTCCTGATCCACCTGTACCGCCTCCAGTTTCTGATCCAACACGAATAATATAACTAGTTCCAGCTGTTAACGATAATGTACCACTAGAATAACCTCCCGCACCTCCAGATAAATTACCCGTAGTTGATCCGCCAGCACCCCACATTTTAGTATCGATAGTTAAATCACTAGAAGGTACGATAGTATATGTGCCTGCGCTATCTAAAACTAAATCGCCATCAGATGAAAGTGTCCATTCTGATGCACTATTAATAGTAGGACTAATTGTAAAATCATAAAATGCTAAAACTATAGTAGAAGATTGAGTTGCTACATGTACACCATCAGTAGCTTTAAATCTCAAAGTAAAATTACCAGCATGAGAAGTATTTGAACTAGGAACAAGTGTAAATGTACCACCACTATTTGTTATTATTGCTTGTTGCTGATTAGATGGATTTGTATCATGACTATATGTAATTGGAAATCCATCTGGATCATTAGCAGCCACAGTAATTAATGTATTCGAACCGCTACTTAAATTATAAGAAGATAATGGTAAAGATGTAAATTCAGGAACCATATCTGGACCTAGATAAATTTTATCCCATTCACTACCATCCCACATATACAATGCTTTTGTATCAATTGTAACTGCGAGATCACCGAGAGAATTACCACTTGTTGGCAATGCAGCAGCATTAGCGTATTCTGTTACTCCGCCTCCTAAACCTGCTTTGATATCTGAATAATTTGCCATTATCGTTCCGTCATAATCCAGCCTTGAGTAGCATTATAGTATACTAAACCAAATGCTGCTCTATTTACATTGACTGTTAAGTCTTGAGCTAATCCTTCGATGTTGTGTCCGTTTCTGGCCACAGTTATATTATTTATCGATGCATTACCTGTACCGTCAATAATTCTTATCTCATCGCTGAGAGATGCGGATGCAGGTAACGTAATAGTCACTGTGTTCGATGTATCAACAATGAGTCTGTCGCCGGCGACCGCAGTATAATTTTGCGTCTGTTCTTGATATGTATTCGGCGTTGTTGTTGAACCACCGCCCGATGGATTTGTCTGTACCCATTGTGCAGAGTTTCCGTCGTAGAAGTAGATATAAAGTATCAGGTTCGTGTCGTCGAACCAGAGATCATCATAACTAGGCGACGAAGGTGGAGTAGAAGATACCGTAACACCTCCACTACCTCCTACTTCTGGAGTGACGGTGATCCATGCTGCATTACTACCATCATCGTAGTAGACATACATTGTGAGATCACTTGTATCAAACCAAAGATCTCCTTCACTTGGTGCACTTGGTGCTGTATTAGACGATGTGACGGAAGCACCACCACCGCCGCCAGTAGCGTCAGCTGCTGGAGCCCAACTGCTACCATTATATTTCAGTACTTGACCTGTTGTTGCTCCAGTAGTCGATACATCAGTAAGATCTCCGAGTGCTGTAGCTCCTCCACTGCTTGCTACATTTCCTGGCGCCCATTCGCTATTAGCATTATCCCAAACGAGAGCTTGTCCATCGAGCGGCGCAGTATTAGATACATTGTTTAAATCATCTAAGTCTGATGGTATTGTAGGAATAGTTGGAATATCACTTGCATTTGCTAGCTCTATCCAACTACCAGCGTGAGCATAATAAGCTGCTCCAGTTCCATGAACATGAGCAAACATACCGTGATATGATGTAGCCGATGGCAAATCACCAGTCGTAGCGTACATGTTAGAGAACAATATCTTATTAGTGCCTAGATCTAAATCGGCACCTTCGATATGTGATCTAGCTCTCGCGTCTGTATAATAAAGGTTAGTAGAACCTTCTGATAAATCGTCAGTATCTTTTTGTGTTAGATCAAGATTAGCACCAACTTGTAATGCTATTCTAGCGTCGGCTCTCGTATCAGTATAATATAGATTAGTTGAGCCTTCAGTTACAGTGTCTGTATCTCCCTGTGTATAAGTTAATACACCAGTTGTACTATTATAACTCAGTTGTGTAGAGTTCTCGCTGATCGCGGCTCGAGCTCTTGCATCTGTGTAATATAAATTAGTTCCTTCAGAAAGATCAGACGTTGTCTTTTGACTCAGATCGAGATTGGCGCCAGTCTGCAAGTTAATGCGAGCGTCTGCTCGAGCATTAGTGAAGTAGAGATTATTGACTCCTTCAGTTAGATCATCTGTATCTTCTGAAGAAAGATTTTGAAGATAAGTTGTCGAGAGATCGATAGTTGCCGCAGTAGTTGAATCACTACGAGTTAATGTAATAACATTATTTGAGAAACTGCCGCTTGTAATTCTTGTCAGATTTGTATCATCGAAGAGAACAGCGAAGTCAACAGTAAATGTTGTGTTGTCAGAGCGCGTAAATGTTGCAAGACCATTTGCGTCGACCGCGCCTGATGTCAGTCTTGCAAGATTTGTATCATCGAGATACAATGACAAATCGATATTAGTCGTTGCTCCTGTTTCATCGACGTACGATAAAATATTTGATCCGATACTGAGTGTAGTGGTAGTCTCAGTAAAACTCATTACACCGGTGGTACTATTATAACTTAAATCACCTGATGCGCTGATTGCTGATCTAGCCCTTGCATCTGTAAAGTATAAGTTCGTAGCACCTTCTGAAACTGTGTCAGTGTCTCCCTGAGTGAACGTTAAAACACCAGTAGTACTATTATAGCTTAACTGTGCTGAGTTCTCACTAATAGCTGCGCGTGCTCTCGCATCAGTGTAGTATAAATTAGTGCCTTCTGCAAGATCAGATGTAGTCTTATTGCTTAAATCAAGATTTGCACCTGTTTGCAGATTTATTCGTGCGTCTGCTCTTGCATCAGTATAGTAAAGATTGGTAGTACCTTCTGATAGATCGTCTGTATCTTTTGTTGCAAGTCGTATATCAAAATATGAATTGATTTCACTACCAAGATTAATAAAACCAAAATTACTGCTTCCAGCATTATATAATAAAACATCTCCGCTTGCTGGTGTATCAACTCCATCTACATCTGATAAGTCTTGTATACTTGCGAGACTAATACGAGTGTCTGCATATGTGTTTACTTCAGTTGCAAAATCGACTGGCAAAAATTCACTACCATCGTATAATAGGAAATCTCCAGCCGTAATTCCAGCCATGTTTACATCATTCAATTCGCTCAGCTGGTCTTTTGTGGCTAGTTGAGACTGTACATATTCTTGAGTAGCAAATGTTTCTGCGTTTGCACCAGCAACTGATATTAAAAGAGCGTTAGAACTTTCTGATAATTCGAGTGAACCGAGATATATCGTATTTCCGCTCAGATAAAGATCATTCCATCTTTTTGTTTCTGAACCGAGATTATATGTTACGTTAGCTGTCGGTGTTAGATTTCCTGCTACAGTTGCAGAACCTAAAATATTACCATCGAGATCTGCATGAACAGTAGGAGTTGGAATTGAATTTTCAATAATAAGTGTAGATCCTGACGGATCATATACTTCACCAAAGTGTGTGCCGTTTGTATTGCCCCAAAAATTTCGTGTTGAAATATCAAGTACAACAAAATTATTAGCCGTCTTGTCAATGACGTCGCCATAATATGTAGCAGGATTTATTCCATCACCCGCATCTAAAACAATATCTGCTGTAGCAGTAGGATCAGCAAGATTATGTCCGACCTTCGTTACGTAATCTACTTGTGTAAACGTAGCAGAATCGGCCCAGGTGTTTGATGAATCGATGTATACGTATAATTCATTATTGGCAGTATCGTACCAAAGATCTCCATCGCCAGGTGTAGCTGGTGCTGTATTACCTACAACGACAAATGAAGAAGAACCGCTAGATGATGCTGCCCCGTCTTTCCATGCATTTTTAGTCGAATTATAGGTATACGTGACCCCGTTTATAACAACGGTATCGCCATCGCTCGGACTATTTGGAAAATTGTATGCGGCCATATATTATCCCTGGGATCTTTATATTTATACTTATTCCCAACTTTCGGGATCTACTGGTGCACCACCACCGCCGCCAGAAACGTTTGATAGTATGGCGCGCGCTTTTGTATAATCTCTTGTCTCGCCGGCCAATGATCTCAATTCTTGTAAATCAAATTGATCTAAATAATTATACGTATATATTTTTTCGCTAGTAGTTGTAATAATCTTTTCAAACTTTCGTGATAAAGATGATTTAACATTAAATGTATCGCTAAATGAATATGTCGGGGCAACAGCACTTGTTAATGTCTTCGATACATTATTTAAATCTTCTGTCGGGCCTGATACATTTCCATACGTACCGCCATATGGCCATGATGTCGGTATAGTACCATTTACAGGCAATTGATATTTCATTCCTAAATATTGTTCTACATAATCAATATCTGTCGCTGAAAGCTGTGAGTCAAATATTACAACTTCTGCAACTTGCCAATCTGATGTTTCACCTCCGCCGGGAGCTCCGCCTCCATTATTAATAGTAAGAAGAGTTGTGCCTCTATTTCCGCCAATTGATGTACTTCTCTGTACACCATTACTTCGATATAATCCCGCCTGATCGCATGAAATTACCCAATTTGTTGTTTCATAATCAGTTTGTGCAGTTAACCAACCCTCATGATAAGCTACTCCTGCATTACCATTCCAAAAACCTGACAACCAATTACTATTTCCTGAAGTAAATATTCTGCGTTCTGTTCCATTATATCTAGCAACATGAAAAAGAGTGTATGATTGACCAGTACCACCTGGTAAAATGCCAGTAGGAAATGATAATCCGTCGTTCGTTGTGCCTTCTAAAATAGAATAATTATTGAGAGTAGATGATGAAATAAATGGGCTGCCACGAAAAGTCGTCGCAGAAGATGACCCTATATCATCAGTCCATTCTACGCCTGCGGAAAATGTAGATCCTTCATATGCCGCATATAAACTACTTAAGTTACTTGATAAAACATTATTTGCAGATGCTGCAGGCAATGGACCGCCAGTAGATATTGCGTATCGAGCACCAGATAAATTTGTTGTTAATCCACCGAATGACGGCCAAGAAGTATATGTACTTTCAACATTTATACTTTGTCGTTTTAATCTAATTGGCTGAGTCGCACTACCATTAGCTCTAATTGTTATTCTGCCCATGAAGCGCCTATTTAAATGTTTACATCAGCAACTATATCACTCACGCCTGCACCAGTGATAACTATATTAACAGTCGTTTCTGCACTAGTTGATGTCGTAATACTTGTAGTAGTAGCTCCGCCTGAAAAAGTCATCGTACTGCCTTCTATTGATAAATCAACAGTAGTGGCAATTCGAGATCCTTCGATATTATAAGCACTAATATCTACAGTTGAATTAATATTTGTGCCAGTATAATTATATGACGAGCTAGCTGGATTTATAGTTACTCTAATAGGTAATGACGGTGTTAAAATATGTAGATCGCCATATGAATATTCAGTACCGACCGCATTAGCCCATATTCTATCTGTAGAATCTCTACCCATTGCTGTAATATTTTCACTGATAGTACTACCTAGTTCCCATCCAGTCGTATTATTCCAATTGTATATGAATGTTACAGCGTAACATATAATTCCCAACATTGTTTTTTCATCATTTAAAAATACTGCCGCTTTTGGTGTTTTAGGTATTGTTAAAGTACTATGAAAAGTCAATTGCTTGGGATCAGTTGGATTCATTGTGTATGTTATAAATGTACGACCTTGTGCATTAGTATCATTTTCTTGATGGTGACCTGTCAACATCATGAGTGTGAGATAACGAGTGTTCGCACTAACAAACGTTTCATTCCATCCCGTCAGAGCGTGGCCAGTCAAATCACCAGCATCTGCTCTCATATTAGTAATATAAGATGATGATGTATTACCAGTAATAGTAATATCTTCATTACGAGTAAATGTATCTGTTGTTTTATCCCATTGTAATAGGAAAGGATGATAATCTAAATTCGTATCGAAATACGGAATATATGCACAAGTATTTCCGGTACTAGTCGGATCGTCAAAGAAAGAAGAAGAATATTTACAAACTTTTCCGATTACTGTAGTTGTTCTAGCTCCTCCAGCACTTGTACCAGCAGCAGTTGGTGCGGCGCTAAAATAGTGCAAGTCAGTTGTGTTATTACTATCTGCATTATGTTTAGTTACATATTGTTGATAATCATTATCATGATTATTATATAGGTATATTGCTTTACCATCGACATCAGATCTACCGCAAAATTGAATATTATACGGATTACGCATAGTTGTATTATTAGTCGCATTTGTCCCAGTAAATTCTGCTCCTTTATTGCGACCAAGACCCCACATCGGTCTTGCTACATATGCATCATATCTTGTTTGTCTAGTGATAATAGAAATCCAATCAGTACCTGCTTCCCATATTGTAGGAAACATAGGATGAGTAATCTCAGTTGAACTACCTTGACCATCATAATAATGCTCGTGTGTGGGTTGATATTCGTCCCATTCACCATCAGAATTGTACCACGCCATCCATCGATACCAATTATACCAGCTTTGCATATTTAACCATAAATCTACAGATTTATTATCAGTTGGATTAGTAATGCGTCTGATCGGTGATGAAATTACAGTTGGATCCATCGATAACATAGGCCAAAAATCTACATTATTATGCCTGTTGTTTGCGTATGTAAAAGTGGTTTGTGGACTATATGTGGTTGATTTAGTCAACGCTAGTGTGGCTGGTCCGCCGCCAGATCTAAAAGTATTACCCGAATCTGTTGGATAATAACGATTGGGAGCATTAGTATATTGTCTCGCTTGATTCTTATCCATATCTTTACGAAGATGCATCATTGAACCAAAGATAGGAGCTAATGTAGCTTTGTCATGACCATCTGCTTCGATCCAAATACGAGTGTGATTTGGATTCGGACTTTCAATTACCATTGTGGTACCTTCGTTTTCAGTACCCCAACCTTTAGTTGTGCCTCTTACCTTAGCCATGTTTATTTCCTAATCGGTATTTTGAAACCAGTCGACTACTTCGTTAATATCAACCCAATCTGAACGACTGCCATCGCCATTAGTTTTCCATGGTTGATATCGAATTGAATCGAGAGTATCATCTTCGTTGATAATAAAAACTTCTGCTACACCATCATCAAGTGTAGCACGATGATTAACTGTTACAATTACAGTATTTCCATTTTCATCGAATTGAGTTGTTTCTTTTGTAAAATCTATCTGAGCCATATTTATTACCTAAATACAAACACAACATACAAGTTCTCACCTGCTGTAGTTGATCCAATCTGTGTGATATCTACTGTTACATAATCTCCAGCTACAAATGAATGAGATAAACTCGTCGTAGCACCAGCATTATTACCATCTGCTATAGAAAAATTCTGTAAAGAGACACCGTTTTTTCTTGCAGTTAAATTTATATCAGCTCCAACTGGAGCAGTATCTACATAAGCATAGATATTCGATAAAGTATAACTGTCGTGTAAATAAAATCTCTTCGTACCAGTATTTATAGTCAGAGCACCTTGATACCGATACGCTCTAATATAATCATCTACATCAGTGGGTGTATTAGTCAACTGTGCATAATCAATTGTTAAATTAGCTTCATACTGAATTACGTCATTTGCTGTCACGACATAATTAGTAATATATCCCGAGTCATTCACAAATTCGCTAACATTTGTCGGTGTATTTGCTACTTCACTATAATTTACTGATGTGAGGAAAGATGTGAGATCTGGTGGTGTGTAAGTAAAAACACCATTTACAGTATCATACGAAAGTGTACCAGTATTTGATGCGGGATTTTGTGTGACACTTAAATCAGATAAACTAAGAGTATTTGCACTACTACTTCCACCACCGGGAGTTACTTTTACCCATTGCGATGAACTACCATCATTGTATAGAACGTATAATATTAAATCAGTAGGATCAAACCATAAGTCACCAGCATCTGCTGTTGTAGGTGGATTTACACCTGATGATAATGATGTGCCTGAAGGTACGACTTGAACCCATTGATTCGAAGACCCATCGGCATAATACATGTACAACAATAAATCTTCTGAATCAAACCATAAATCTCCATTGCTAGGAGAAGTAGGAGCTGTAGTACCAACAGTTACAGAGGCGCCTCCGCCCCCGCCCCCGGAGCTAATATTGACAGTTCGATTCCAACGGCTTTTAGTACTATCATACGTATAGACAACACCGTTAACTGTAACGGTTTGACCATTGATAGGACTATTTGGAAAATCTATTTGTGCCATTTATTTTACCAGTAATGATCGAACTCTTTAAAAACTGATTTACTATCTGTATAAAAATCACAGTTTAAACATATTCTAGTTTCGTCGCCAGTATGCGGTAACGGTGTATGCATTAACCATGGTGGAAAAATGTATAAGTAATTTTCTCTTATCTGTATTATATATTCTTCATCATCATACTTAAAACAGAATTGTCCGCCCGATTTGGGCACATTAAAATATGTAACCGTACATAAATTTGGTTTTATATCTCCATGATTATGATGATGAAATTTCCAAGTAAATTGTTTTTCAGGTGTTTGAACATATGTCCACGATTTCATCTTATATGATTTATCTTCACCAGCTAAATAAAATATATTTCCTATTGCAGCCTCGTATTTAGGTATTAATTCAAGATGTGCATCATCATAACCAACACTATAAACAGGGTTTTTTAAATTTGAGTACTCGTCTATCTTATTACCAAAACCTTCGATAATATTATTTTGGTGTTTTTTAAATATATCTTGTATATCAATTTTCGTCTCAATAAAAAACGGGTTTTTGTTTACATCTAAAAGATAATTTATCATAATCTAATACCATATTTGTTTTTCGACGGTACCGGTACCGCCACCTCCGCCGCTACCTCCTCCGCTTTGTAGAGTTGGTTGAATTTTATTAGCTGCAGTAATTCGGATTGTTTTATCAAATGAAAATTCTGGTTCTGGTACAGTACTTATTATACTAGTAGTTGACGGTTTTAGTACATTTAATATATTGTTGTGTGTAAATTGAGTAAATGTATTTGAACTATATTCTATCAAACTTTGATCTGCTGCTAAAGGAGAAGAAAAGTGTGTAACTGCAGTATTTCCTGAAACTGATCCGGATAAAAATGCCTCGAGAGTTGCAACATCTGTTGTCGATAGTGCCTCGCCCAATACACCGATTTCTCTAAAATATCCGGGATTTTGACCTGACCAACCAAAAATATCAATTGTTGTACCGCTACCGACTCGATCTGTAGTGCCAACATTTGTGCCATTTACATAAAATGTTTGAGTACCACTATATGACGTAGCGCTAGATCCATTGCCAACTACAATTAAAGATTGCCATTGAATAGAGATGTTATAACCTGTGTCTCTAAATGCTCCATTACGATTAGAATACATACCCAAATCTGTAGCATTATTATTTACGATGACCTTATGGTCATTATTACCACGCCACAATGTTCTCCAACCGCTATTCGAAACACGTGGATACCATACACAAAACAGTGTATAATTTTGAGGTAAAGTAGTAGTTGTTGAATTAGAAATACTAGCGGTTGCAGATAGATCGATACAACTTAAACCATCAATAGTATTTCTATTGACGGCAGTCCAATTAGTATTAATATAAAAATCATTGATCGTGCCGCCTGAAGTGTGATTGGAAATATCAAGATGACTCATAGCACTATGAGCATTGACAAATCCTTGCAGAGTTCTATTTCCTTCAGTATCTAATCGATAACCACCCATTTGAGCGGTGACAGTGGGCTCGTCGTCTCCAATATATAGTTTAAATTGCTGCGTGCCTTGTGATTGAAGATCTAAGCCAGTTCTCGTAGATCTAATTGATGTACCTTTGTACGGTACGCCTAAAGTATTATCGTCACGATAATCGTTTGATAAAAATGAATAGGCAGTAGTTGTAGATGCAGCCATATTTACACATCAATGTTTGCTAGGATATCAGAAAGTCCAGCTCCAGTAACTACGATATCAACATTGGTATCAGCGCTCGATGATGTAGTGATAGATGTAGTAGTAGCTCCTCCACTAAATGTAAGAGTAGAACCATTAATCGATAGATTTACTGTTGTAGCGATTCTATTACCATCTATACCAAATGCACTAACTGCAATAGTTGAATTAATATTTGATCCGGTATAATTATAAGAAGCTTGTGCAGGTGTAATTGTCACATTAATCGGAACAGTCGGAGTTATTTGGTGAATTGTTCCGTATGAATCTCCTTCATTAACAAAAGCAAAAATTCTATCTGTAGAATCTCTGCCTACACTACCTAGCCCATATGGTATGCGGCCGGATTCTGTCCAACCATTTACAGCATCAAAATTGTAGATAGCAAAATTAGAATAGTGGAAAACACCCAAAAGAGTTCGCGAATCGTTTAACCATATAATATTTCTAATTGTATGTGTTGCAATTTCATGGCTATGATGTGTTAATGCTTTTGGATTAGCCGCATCAATCGAGTATGTTACAAATGTGCGGCCTCCGGGTACAGAGTCATGAGCTGCATATGATCCTTCGAGAGGGAATAGGGTAATATATTTGTTTCCACCATATGAATGAACTTCATTATACAGCATAGAATTAAAACAGCCGTCGCCGCCTTGAATACCTAAACCGTCGTTGAGATATGTAGAACTTAAATCTCCGCTAACTGTTACATCTTCATTCCTTACAAATGTATCTGTAGATTTTTCCCATTGGAAATAGAATGGAAAATAATTATTGCTTGTATCAAAATACGGTGTATACCAAGCTTTATTACCTGCACTTAAAACATCATCGAATACCTTTGATGACGCTTTATGTTGCTGATCTAAGCCAGTCGACATAGATCGTTCACCGCCATAATTATTACCAGAAGCAGAAGGTATAGTATTAAAAGTATGTAATACTGTTTCTGTATTAAGATCTACATTATGTCTTAATATATAATGCAGACGGTCATAGCGATAATCAGTGAGTAACCAAATTGGTCTATCATCTATATCAGATGGTCCAATAAACTGAAAGAAGTTATAATCTCGGCGAGAACCAATATCAGTTGATGTCCATTGTGGAAATGGACCTGCTCTCATTAAACCAACCCGATGGAAATTTCCTCTCACATTACCTCTTTGTGCACCTCCATCTCTATGATAAACTCCTGAATAATAATTGGTTCCAGGCATTTTATATAAAACTTCACCTGGATGATTTATTTCAGTATATCCTCCGGGCCCGTTGCTATAGGAAAATCCGCCAGTGATAGAAACTTCGCTGATTTCTGCATCAACACTAATATTAGACCAATATTTGTGTTCACGTGAATATGAAGCACCACTCGTAGAACTCAGTATTAAGCTAGTAATACCATTTTCAGTTGTCCACATCGCAGGTCTGTATGGTCGATCCGGATCCATTGACATAATTGGTCCAGGCATAATATTACATTGAACACTATTACCAGTAGTGGTAGTGCCATTCATTGTTACACATTCTTTTGATGTTGCAAGTACACCGCCATGCATACCGCCAGCATTAATTCCTCCCCACGTAGAATAACCATGCCTTGTTATTGGCTGAAAACCTGTACCAAATTTTGCGTGCTTATTAAAAATAGGAGATAGAGTTGTTTTATCATGAGCATCTCCATAAAAATATATTTGATTTCTGCCAGGTCGTGGATCTTCTAGGACAGCAATTATATTGCGATGTGGATCTTTAATCTTAGGCATTTTGCTCTCCGGTAGTGATCTCTTGATACCAATTGACCACTTGATTTAAATCATCCCATGGCACTCGAGTTCCATTTGTCGCTGGATACCATGGTTGTACCATTAAAAGTGTATGAGAAGAATCTTCAAGACTAATACGATATATTTTGGCTTCGCCATCTTCGAGCGTAGCAAAGTATTTTTCTTGTTCAGATGGATTATCTAAATTTTCTTCGATAATAAACTCCATCATGTTCTCCTATATTTTATTTGTATATACAAATCTTCGCCTTTATTTGTTGTACCAACTGCTGTCACATCAATAGTTAAATACCCACCATTTAATACTGATAAACTGAGGCCAGTTAAAGACGTAGATTGTTGTCCTGCGGTTATATTTATAGTTTGTAGAGTTGAACCTCCTGAATTAATTACTGCGGTTACTATATCATCTGCCGCTACACCCAAATTTGCAGTAATTTCTGTAATAGTAATATTGTAAGGTGCGTACCATCTCTTCGTACCAGTCAGGATATCGAGAATGCCTGTTGTGTGAGAGTTAATTACATACTCGATTTCGTCTCTGATTTGTGTACTCACCTGATTAGCAGTCACATTATTCACTGTCTGCGTTGTTACGATATCTTCAATTTTAGACTGAAACTGAACAGTATCGTCTACGTATTCGCCCATATCCTTTACTTTAAATTTAGAGTGAGCACCGTCATATATCAAACAAACATTATCGATGTCATTAATCGTTGGTTTTGGTTTAATTTCTACAGGTGTAGAATGTCCTTCTTGATCGTGTTGGAAATATAGTTTATAATTGCCATTAGGCCACGTTTCAACTTCGAGATCTCTGACTTCAATTTCTCCTCTCATACTCGAGTGTACACCACACTGATAGAATATAGTATTAGGTGCGTCATTAGCTACGTTTAGAACGAGTGTACCAGTTTGATTTCGAGAGCCAGTGACACCATCAGTATATTCACCGTAATAGGTACCTGAAGAAAAGTTATTGCCGTTATCAGTTGTCAGATAGAATGGGTGACCGCTGACGTCGAGATTGAATGTATATGTACCGCCTCGATACACAGGACCGAGTGTAGGATTATCACCCATCGCCGTGTTTGAAAAAGTAAAGGCTCCGATATTTAAAACTGATACATCGTATTCTACATTGGGAGCTACGAGAGTGGGAGGAGTTATTACATCAGGAATATCGATGAATAGTCTTTGTACTTCTGTTGTTGCTCCGTCTCTGATTTGAGGATGAGATATACCAGTCACATTGAGTGTCGAGGTCGACCAAGTTGGTACGTTATCTAAACCAGCACCTTCAATCCACTTTAAATATATTTTATGAGTCTGTGTCATATTGCCAGTCATTTCATGCGCAGCAAAATTGAACACAGTATATTCCCCAGTGGCATAGAGAGGAACACTCGCTTGATCAATACCTCTTATCGCCAATCGTGTGTATGCAACTCGACCTGCATCCCACGTCCATTTCCAATTATTTGGAGAATAACCATGACCAGCTAGCGGGAAATCTACGTTGATTCTAAAAACTTCTGGATCGATAGCTAAATCGAAGTCGAGTATTTTATCTGTTGAAAAAGTTGTATCGCCAAGATAAATTGTATTACCCGACAAATACAAATCTCTAAATCTATTATTAGCAGAACCTAAATCATATGTCACATCTGTATCTGGTATGAGATGCTCTGATATCACACCATCGTATATCAGATTCGCATCGCTGATAGAGCCTGTTGTACTGACAACGGTCGATCCACCTATCTCAACCCACTGTGTTGATGAACTATCATCATAGTATATGTAGGTTTTTAGATTGCTTGGATCAAACCACAAATCGCCCACACTGGCGCCCGCGGGAGACGTTTCTGATATAACAATTTCAGCGAGGGTATTTGATGTACTAAACTCAACGCTTTTTGCTGATGCGTTGGTAGTAATAATAATATTTTCGCCAGCAACGAGTTCAACAGTGTCAAGGCCTTCGGCAATAACAGTGTTTTGGCCCGCGACTGACCAATATTTAAAGGTAGAGTTTAGACTAACTTTGACTTGACCTGAACCCAGATCTTCGACTGTAAAGCCGCCATCTGTGCCAAATCTGAGAGAACTAACAGACGAAACTACATTTGATGAAACATTTGATGAGTCTATTAGACCGACATCAAGAAAATCACCGGTGAGGCGATTATCCCCACCGGATGTATTTACTGCATAAAGATCATCATTTTTAAAATAAAGCCTCAGAAAACCATCATCTGAGGCTCGAGCTTGACTATTAGCTAAATGCGGTAGCTGTAACCCAGTAAATAATTTGTCTGACATAATAAATCCAAATTATGAGTTATTATGCACCGACGATAAAGACTTTTACTCCCGCCAACTGGACAAGTGAGGTTAGTGTAATGGTGTTCGAAGTAACTGCATCGACATCCACACTAATAGACGATCCATTTGTATCTGCAACTCTAATCGTAAAGAAGTTAGGATCAGAGAGATCGAGGTTGTGAGTAATTGTCGTCGCCGAACCCTGACTAATCGAAACGTTAGCGTTGCTATACACTTTTACCGCTGAACTAGAAAGCGATGATACTTGTGATTGCAATGTTGCAATGTCAGAAGCATTATTAGCTGCGTAAGTTTGTACTGCAGTCATCTGCGTCTGTAATGTAGCGATGTCGCCAGCATTATTAGCAGCATATGTCTGTAGGTTAGTTACGCTAGTTTGTAGTGTAGCAATATCACTGGCATTATTAGCAGCATAAGTTTGTATTGCAGTCATCTGCGTTTGCAGAGTTGCAATATCACCAGCATTATTGGCAGCGTAGGTTTGTAGATTAGTTACATCTGTCTGAAGAGTCGCAATATCACCGGCGTTATTAGCAGCATACGTCTGCAGATTTGTGACATCTGTTTGCAGTGTAGAGATGTTAGACTGATTAGTGCTAACGTTACTAGCTAGAGTAGAACCAGCCAATGTAGCAGGAGTAATTGCTCTAGTAGTATCTGTACCAGTATTAACTTCGCTTTGCGTAGCTAGCTCAATAATACCAGCGACTGCATCTGTTGCGCCTTCAACATTTCGTTGAATTACAGATGCGTCAGTAGCAGAAGTAAAGAGTACAATATCTCCAACTTCAACAACGCCTGATGGTGAGAATGTGACACCACCTGCTGTCAAAGTACCGGCTGTATCAACTACATATTGAAAACCAGCTTCTTTGTTAACTGTACCAGCATTTGATGGGTTAATAACGCCTTTGTATACAACGTCACCAGAAACAGTAAGCGCATCTCTTACCCACGCGCTACCATCCCAAATAAATGGCGCTGCAACAGTAGTATCAAATACTTGTAAACCTACGTTGCCGCTACCAAGACCTCCACCTAAAGTAGTTCTTTCTGTGGTGGTGACATTTTGGATACGGGCATTGACTAGTTGACCTACTTTTACTAGATCAATATCATGATAGTATTCTTTTGATGCCATCTTCTATTTCCTTTAGTAGTGAATTATAGTTAGTGTTGTTCCTGTTAGATCTAGGTTTGATTCTATATTTATCTCAGTTATCGTTCTATCAATTACTGGATATACTCTAACATTGTCACTATCTCTTACAATAAAATATTCTACAATATTTATAAGATTTTCGACTTCTAGATCTACTGTAAAACTTGTTCCAGATAAAGCGCGTGTAAATGTTTGAAAATCATCGAGTGTAGTTACTTGTAAATTTACACCAGATGCAGATGCAACACCTACAAACGTATCAAATACAAATTTTTTCTGTACCGCATCATATGTAAGTAGAGTGCCGTCTAACGGTGGATTGAGCGTATCGAATTCGACATCGTCCAATCTTCTTAGTTTTACTTCACCACTACCTGTCGCGCCAACCAGTCCAAATCTATTAAACATCTCACTGGCTTTTTTATCAAAGCCTTTTTGAACTGTCTGAATTTTCTTATTGAATTCGTCTAATGCGTCTTCAATTTGAATTTTATAATCAGGTGCATCTTTACCCGCTGGACCCTGAGGACCTGTATCACCTTTTGGGCCTTTGGCGCCCTTAGCACCTTTTGGTCCTTTTGGACCTATTTTACCTGTTAAACCTTGAGGACCAATATCACCTTTTGGTCCTTGTAATCCTTGAGGTCCTGTTTCTCCTCTTGGTCCAATTTTTCCTTCTGGACCAATTGGTCCTGGTATACCTTGTGGACCTTCTAAACCTCTAAGACCGCGTAAACCTTTTGGACCTTTATTTCCTTTTAGACCAGTTGGTCCTCTATCACCTTTTAATCCTGGTGGTCCCGGTACACCTTGCGGACCTCTTGGTCCAATATCTCCTTGAAGGCCTTGTGGACCGACTGGTCCGCCCGGATCTCCTTTTTCTCCTTGCGGTCCTTGAGGACCTGCCGGTCCTTCTGGACCCTGAGGACCTGTATCACCCTTGAAACCTCTTGGACCTTCTTCACCTATAATCCCCGGTGGGCCTTCTGGACCCTGTGGACCTGCTGGACCTGCTGGTCCGATCGGGCCAGTAAAACTTTTGAGTGTCTTGATATTTTCTTTTAGACTATCAAGTTTCTCATCAGTCCTTTTGTCTAATTTTTTATATAAACTTACCGAAAAGGCTTTGTTTATAATGTCATTGAATTCGTCCATTTCTATACCGCTTCATCGATAAATCTCGTCATACTTTCAATTAATTCCATTTGTGATATTTTTATGGCATCATCATAATCATTTTGCTCTTTCTTCGAGTCATCCGGTATTAACTTATACGATTGCTGAGGTACAGGAGATTCTTCTGATGGACCTCTCATATTATCTTCTTCAGCTGCAGCTTCTTCTTCGTCAGCATATCGTGGATCAGTCATTTCAGTCTTGATTTGCTTATCAATTTCAGCAATTTCTTCTTCAGATTGCTGTAATACATATCGTCGTACGTATTCATGTGAATAATATTTACCAACCCACTCTTCCATTTCTCTTAATAAACCTGCACGATCGCGGTTCATTTCCATTGATTTTAGTTCTTCGAAATAATTATCGACAGCAAAATCAAACTGAATTTGATCTTTCCACTCTTTCCAATCTTCGACGGTACAAATCTGCTTTAAAATCAATTGTCTTTCGAGAAGCTTTAAGAATAATTCAGAAAACTTATTCCTTAATCGAAGAATAAACTTACTGAATTTTACTTCGTCTCGAGATATTTCAGTAGCGCGACCAAGAGTGTATGTAGTTTCGGGTTGTAAACGGGTGATAGGAACGTTAAGAGAGCGATATAGATTATTTTGGAAATAAACAACATCTTCAATTTCTCCTAAGTTTTGACCTCCAGGCAATGTAGTAATTTCTGTTCCCTTACCACCTTCTCGCCGTGGTAACCAGAAATCTTCTAACATAGTCATGAATTTACGGTCGTCTCTGATTTCACCAGTTGATGAATCATAAACGACTTTATTCTTAAATTTGGTCATGATATCGGCTAGGTATTGCTCAGCTTTCGCTTTTGGCAAACCGCCAACATCTACATAAAAGATTCTGCGCTCGGGCGCGCGGGAGATGCGATAGATAACCAGCGAATCTTCCATTGAACGCAATTGATTCAATGGCCGAATAGCTTTATGTAACCATGATAAGATAAGTTTGTTATCGAGGCTTTGGTTACCAGACGTACAATATACAATAGCGTCTCTCGCTATCTTAACGCCTTCTGCAGATGCGGAACCTGATGTTCCATAGGTATTCATAGTCGAACCAGTTACTGACCCTGTACGTTTCAGGAAACCAGAGGGACTGTACATGTAATATTCGTTGATGAGTTTTTCTATTGTAACACCAGTTTTTGGATCTTTTTCTTTCTTAATTTCTCGTACTTTTTTGATATTACGAGGATCTACATATCTTACTTCAAGAATACCTTTTGCTGGTTTTTTCTCATCAACTAGAACATGATAATAGAGACGGCCGTCGACATACCATCGCCTGAAAAGTTCGTAACTTAATTTATTAAATTCCAAGAGTCCTAATATATTATCGAACTCTTCCATGATAGTTTTTTTGATTGATTCAGGTTGTTTGATATCGTCAAGAACAATAGAGATAGTGTCTTCGTCACTATCTTCTACAATAGCTTCGTTACAAATTTCTTGAATAGCCATATCGATGGTGGGATCGAATGATATAGCTCTATACTTATTGACTAATTCTGCTTCTGTTCTGACTGAACCGTCAAGATCTACGTAAGTGCCGTAGACACCACCTGCTGCAACGGTTAACGCGCCGTCTTCATTGGTGGGAGGGACAAAAGAGACGAGCTTTTCTTGCTCTTTCTGCTCTTTCTTCCTATTGATTTCAAATCCAAAGAGGTCCATTCATTATCTCCGATGAAATAAAGGGGATTATAGTTATTTATAATCCCCTCTATTGTTATTCAAATTGGACTTTAAGATCCAGGATTGAAGTAATCAAATGACCACGTTACTGTATAAGTACCGATAGTATCGTTTGTATTCCAATCTAGTTCGATAGTACCAACATCTGAGGGCCAGCATCCAACGAGTGTGTATTCACGAAGCTTTGATCCAGTTTTTCCGTAAAGCTTGATCGTAGCATCTTCTTTGTAATCCTCAGGCGAACCATAAGAACGGATGTTGGATGGACCGTCATTTACCTTACGGGCCCACTCTTCGAGTACCGCGCGTTGACTGAAGTCTTCTTCGATCATTACAGTAGTTGTCCACTCGGCAAATGTTCTATCACCAGCAACTTTTACTTTTCGACCGAAATAAGGTACTTCAATAATGCCAGTCGTAAATGTAGGTACTTGCGAAGACATACAGAGTAGATTAAACTCTTCACCCAAAGTCGTAACCTGCACTTCAAACAAGGAGGGACGATACCCTCCTTGACTGAGAGCCGCTGACTTAAAGTTCTGTACGCTAAATGGCATTTTATTCTCCTATTTTATTTTTATTTATACTATTTATTAGAAATTCCCAACAACTTCGGAGAATTCTACGCCAGATCGTACAGCGACAAAATTCAACTGAATGAAATTGATGCTTCGAGCGGGTTTGATGTAGATATCTCCAACAAACTCGTTACGATCAATAACTTCACCAGTATTATTCGTCTCATCAGCCACTACTAAGAAATCAGTAATACCGCGACGACCTTGTACATCTCGTAGGTAAGGTGTTACGAGATTTACAAAGCTAGCTCGAGTAAACTCATCATTGAATTCGAAGAGAGTAAACTTCGATGCGGTAGCAATTGCTTTCTCAAGTACAATAAACAATCTTCGTACATTGATTCTATCAAATGCAGATGGCTTCGCAAGCAATGTCTTATCACCGAACATTACAATACCTTGTCCAGGGAAGTTGACAATCGGATTTACACCGTTGCTATACAACAAGTCACGTTCTGCTTTCTTAGGATTCCAAGCGAGTTTGACGATGTTCTTAATATTACCTCTATTAAATCCTGCAGGTGAATACCAAGGATCACGCGTGTCATCTGTGCGCGCACAAAGACCAGCAATGTCACCGTTCATTGGAATCCATCGATATACATCATTATACTTATCATATTGATATTTGTAACCGCTATCCATCACAGCGTATGAAGTAGATCGAAGGGCAGATCTAAAATCATTTACGTCTTCAGTAATATCAGTTACATTTCCAACTACATCCTCTTTCTCCGGAGATACAAATACTACACAATCTTTTCTTGACTCTGCAATATTATCGATTAGATAGTTAGCCAGTTGGAAACCTTCAACGATTCGGCCACCATTAGTAGTAGCACCGCCGCGAGATTTGCCTGTCAAGATTAATGAAACATCAATATCTTCGCCTGACTTAAACTTATCATATGCTCGAAGAATATCTCCAAGATTATTTGTAGTTGACTCAGAACCAATATCGCGCCCCATAGTCATTGACATTGATAGTGGAGCGGTTGCTGTTGATGATGCAAGCAATAAAGCTGTTGCTGAAGGAGCGGCTGTAGAATCGTTTGCCCACCAAATCCACTTAGAAGATTGGTTGATGACATCCTTATAATACAGATTAGCGCCGTCTTTGCTCTTCGCATCAGTAGCTCGAGAAAGACCAGACCAAACTTCAAGAATAGTGTTTGGTGTACCGGTGATTTCTCCATCTTCGTCAACGACTACAACATGCAACTCATCATTTGCGGCAGTATTACCTTGAGCAGCCATAAATGCTGACTGACCAGGTGCACCGCTTACAACACCCCAAAAACCCCAAAATCTTTCGAAGGAGCTATTTGTAACTGAGATGTTTTCTGATGTGACAAGATTTTCACCAAAATGAACCGTAGTGCTAGTTGCAGTTCCTACAGGATCGATTGCTGTAACTTCAAGATACTGCATACCAATCTCTGAATTACCAACTTTAATCAAATCACCCACATTGAGTTCATCAGTAACATCACTTACAGCTGTATTAGTAGAAGCGCTAACCGTACCGGTATTTGAACCGATGTTGATTGCCATTGTAGTACCAGCTGCTACAGTTACTGTACTATTAAATGCTGCTGCGCTATCACATACTGAAACTTTCAATGAATTACCCAATGTTCCGGGGTATTTGGCGATGTACATAACTGCATCGTCAAAATTTCCATCGATTCCTGAATCATAATGATCTTCATTTTTTACAATATGATTAGATATCAACGCAGTTGTTGAAAGTGCTGAAGTATTAGCAATTGCGTTAAATGACCATTTGGGATCATGAAATTCAAAATCGAAGGTGCCGGTCGCACCAGTGTAAGTAGATCCAAGAAGAGTAATACGAGTTTGGCCGCGCCGAGTTAATGTCATATCACCATCGCCTTCTTGACCGGCGACGAAATTAATTGGTGAACCACCTCGACTAGCGCTCAACTTAAAGCTAAGATTATCTGATGCTACATCAACAAGGAAATAAGGTGTTACATTGTCGACCGCGGTAGGCAAATTATTTGAACTAGACAAAAACACTTGTTCGCCTTCGAGAAGAGTCAAAGGTGTATTCAATACAATAGCATCTGAGGTAGCATTAATGGTAGTTGTAGAATCTCCAGAATTAAAATCAATCTCTGAAGAATCAACTATTACTTGTGTATCTAATGTAGTTCCAGCCACCATTTGACTAATGATATCATTATCTTGAACACTTACTGAAGCAGCATCTACAATAAGATTAGTGCTATTGTTTACAGCATATGCGTTAATGCGATTGATATTACCAGTCGAGTGATGAGCTCGAGATACATGCAGACGATTAGCATATGACAAAAAGTTAGCTGCTGTAAACCAGGTTTCTGCATTATCAGAATCTGGCTTACCATAAACTGAAGCTAACTCGCTTTCAGATACAACGAGTGAAGGCTTATCTACCGGTCCCCACTTAAAAACGCCTGCAATTGCGGCATCGGTCGTGGCTACGGCAGGGATTACAGTGGTCAGATCGATCTCTGTAACATTAACGCCTGGGCTTAATTGAAAAGGCATAAATTTATCTCCCTTATATTTTTTTAATTATGTAAGCGTACATTTATTTATAACAAACAGCATTTCTATATTACATCAGCCACGAGTAATCATTTCCTCTGGTCGTGATCGGTTGAGGATCTTCGAATTCTTTCTGACCGTCATCAATGAATCCAAATGGTACCAACTCACTAAATACTTTTTCTTCATTCATTTCTTTTAGGTTTATAACCGTATTTATATCAGTCAATTCTTTGAAAAATCTTTGATTAGATAGCCAACCAAATAACACTAAACACATGACTAAATCATCATGATTTCCAGGTTCCGCTTCGTAAGAAGTTCCTTTTTGACTGAATGTAGAGAATTCTCTAATAGTTTCGAAATCATTAATTATAATTTGATTTTGTTCTACGAGTAATTTAATCATAGAACAACCTATTGATTTGACTGATTTAGTAGTACGAATACCTTTATCTGCTCTACCATTAAAACCTGCTACACCTGATAAAAGACGTTTGCCTTCTCGACCATTATTTTCGGTGAGTAGCATGTTTTCATATTCATATTCTTCGAATACAATACCGGCCACTTGTTCCCCGATATCGTTTACTTCGACTAGTATATTAGCATTATTATAATATTTTGCTGCGGCGTGTACAGCAGATGCGTAATCTACAGGTGTAATCATATTATTACGGTATGCACCTACCTGTACATATGGCATCTGTGAGATATCGATGACTTGGAAAGCTGAGTAATCAAGGCCCTTGCCTCTACTTACATCTACAACTATGACATAATTACCATTTTCTTTTGGTTCTTCATATACTATTATACCGCCTACTTCTTTTATCGGTTCTTTATATACGAGTTGTTTGAGTTTCCAGCCTGATATTAATGTGCCAGATGATCCGAGGAATTCACACTCCATTTCCTGAGCGAATTTCTCTGTGTCAAAATCCATTGCTGCGAGTGTTTCTTCTCGCCATTTATCATCTCGTCCGGGTACATCAGTCCATTGAACCTCTACGAACTGATACCCGTTCTTCCCCGCTTTCGCTCCTTCGCACGTCTTGTAAAAGTGATTCAGACCGTGTGGTGTCGACGTCAAAAGAATTTTGGTTGACGTACCAGAAGAAATTGTAGGAAAGACCGAAGCGAAGAATTCGTCCCAGTTCTCTACGAATGCTGTTTCGTCTATATACAGAAAAGATACAGATTTACCTCTGATAGCCGATGATGATGTAGCTGCCGCCAAAATCTTTGAACCATTTTCAAATTCTACTGATCCTTTGTTCCATTCGATGACACCTTGTTGCAACCATTTAGGAAGAGCCTCATAAGCTGTCTTGATACGATCCAATATTTCTCTTGCAGCGTCTCCTTTATTTGCGAGAAGAGCGACAAGCTTATGATCGTTAAAAAGAATATAGTGAAGTATAAGACAGACAGCAGTCGTTGTTTTACCCGCTTGGCGGCTAGTAACCACGCATGTTCTTCTGTGGTCTGTAGTTTTTTGAATGATGTCTTTTTGATATTCATAAAGCTTAATCGGTATAAGTCCATGGTCGACGTGAACAATCTGAATATACCGCTCAGCAAAATATATCGGGTCTTTGGCGCATTTAATAAATTCTTGGACCATCTCTTCGGTCCATTCAATAGTAACGCCTTTTCTTTTGAGGTTTACATTACCAAGATATGAACGATAATCCTCAATATCTTGAATATCAATTGTCATCTTTATTCATCAACTTTAATAGGTCACTAGTAGAGCCTACAAAAAGATTGTTGTTGACTGTTTCCTTTTTATCTTCTGGTTTTTCTCCAGTCAGTTTTTGTTTCTTTTCGTGCATACCCAACAGATCATTATTCATATCACCCATTGTTTTAATCATTGTAGCGAGTACTTCATATGCTCGAGGATGTTGTGATTGATCTGCTACGGCGAGTAATTCGTCAATGGCGCTGTGACCCTTCTCAATCAAATCATAGAAATTTTGACGTACATATTTGGTGTCATTCTCAACTTCTTTATCAGTTTCATGTAGAGACGGACGATATGTAGTGGGCAATGGCTTATCATCATCTATTTCTATAATCGTAGTAGATTTGACATCAAGAATATCATCTAATTGATTTTTATTTTCTTTCATTTTTACTCCACATCCGGGTACGGATCTCCAATATCGACTACAACACCATAATTAGAATCAGCAGATATTTCAGCTGACGGTATAGAACTAAGATCAGGACTACTAATAGTTACTGTTGGTGTACTCGTATATCCTGAGCCTCCATTATTTACTATGATCTCATAAACAGAATCTACATCAGTGTCTATTGTAACTGTTGCTGTTGCAGAATATCCTCCACCACCATATATTGTAGCAGTTGCCGTAGAATAACCTTTACCTGGATTTACTAATGTGATAGACGATACGCTACCATTTGTAATAGTAGCTATTGCTGTAGCTTGTTGTGTATTAATACTTGAATAAACAGTAGGCTGATTATTAGCTAAAAGACCAGGTGCATTTAATATTCTAGCGGCTTCTTCTAATCCAGCATCTGGCGCGGTAGTAATATCATCTATAAATGTAGTATCATATATTTCTGTATTAGCTAAACGAATAACAGTTTGTTGATAGTCAGCTCCAAAGAAAAATCCTTTCATAGTAAAATCTAGACTCCAGATCAAGGCGCGCCTCTCTTCAAATCCGCCTTCATATACATCGTCTTGTGAAGTACTTTGTAATACTAATGGTATATCGAGAGTTATATCAGGATCATCAGTCAATTGTACAGTTGTTGTCCATTCAGGTGTAAAGTATGGTAAAATTTGCTCGATAATTCGAGTGCCGTCTGTAGAATTTTTAACAAAGATAGAAAGGGTGAAATTAATATCGTAAGGAACTGGAGTATATCTAAACTTTTTTCTTTTGCCATGTGTATCGTTATGCGGTGTTTCTGCGAATTTATTAATAGTAGGTAATTTACGTTCACCAGCATATGAAAAACTTGTTATCTCAAATCCCATTCGAGGTAATACAATTGAGAATGGTTGTTCTTGTGGATCTCTACCACCATCGATTCCTTCAATTCTGGCTAAAAACTTTTCACGAGGTCCATATGACAGTGGTACTTTAACAACTTGTTTGACATTGCCAGTTGTATCTTGCCTATTAATTTGTATATCATTAAATAACGTGCCAAACAAAATGACATATTTTCTCAGAGTATCGTAATAGAAAGTGCGGCCGAACATTAGTATCTACCGCCTTCGCTAAATGGATCTTCTTCAGAAAAATCAATAAAATCAAGTGCTTGAGATTCAAATTCTGTTGTGTCGTCGAACACATCATCAGGATCAAATGATGATGCTCCCGTGGGCCTGCCGGTGTTCGCGTCAATTATTATGTTATTGTTTGCATCGAAAGAAAGACCATCAGTTGTTGTAGCTGCTAAACTGTATTGAGTTTCAAATTGATCAATAGCCGCAATACCGGTATTTAATTTCTCATTACTATATTCAAACTGTTCACAAATCAAATCATAGCATTGCAATGCGCCCATTTGATAAAACACAGGAGCTTCGTGTTCGGCAAACTTAATTACATATACTTTTTCTGTCAATGGAAAATAAATGATGTCGCCTTCTTTTGGTCTCGGAGAATTTTCATAGTCCCCGATAGTTTCATTATATCTTTTATTGGCAACAGTGAATGTGATCTCGTCTCTTATTTGTATATTAAATCTTGATAAGAAATCACCTTCGCCTTCGAATCCTTCGACATTTTTAATATACATTTCTATCTGATAAGAATAATCATAGGTAGATAACGCATCTTCATTTAGAATATTATCTTTCGATACGATAGTGCGTGGACAATACCATACGTCATGACCATAAATCTTAATTGATTCAATAATCAAATCTTCGATCAGGTCTTGCTCTGACGTATTAGTAAAGTTATTAAAATATGGATTTGTGGCCATACCTATGTACAATTCCTAAGTTGTGTGTATAATTAGCTAGTGCTAACCAATCATATCCATTACAGGCAAACTGTAATTGTTTACCATCTCATCTTCTAATCTTTTTATTTCAGCATCGGCTTCGTCATAGATCTGACGTCCGTTGAAAGTTACACCACCAGGTAATTGTAATCCTTCAAATTTCGTAAGGTTTGTACCCCATTGACGTTTGATTAATTGCGCCGTATAATATTGAAGCCAACGATCTGCCCATACATCTGTATATGTTGTAGGATCTACAAGTTCATAAGCTTCAACTAATAAAAATTGTCCTGCTTCTAGATCGCCGGCCGTCTCATCTATATGCAATCTATTTCGATGTCTATTATATCTAATTTGTGGTTTACCAATAAGTAACTCAGACACCAATGCTAGATGTTCCATTGTCATATAATAATCAAGCAATGCTACATTTGTCAATGTATACAAATCGTTTAATGCAATTTGATACCGAATATTAAAGATATCGCCCGAAGAAGTATTAGGATCACCGATTGGAAAAAGCTTTACAGCACCAACAATATTTTCTGGCAAATCAATATACTTATTTGCTACAGTATTTGCATCAACAACATGTTTATAATAGATTTTTTCAGTGCCGTCGAAGTGATAGTCCCAATAAAAACGCAACGCTTGATCGATCCTATCTTCAACTTGTAGATCGTCAACATTGATTTCTATTACAGGTTTACCAAGAGACCGAAGGCAATACTCCTTAAAATCATCTCTCGTTGTAGGAACTGCCATTTATTTTCTCCGTGCTTTAATTTATTTATGCAACTATGAGCGTGACCGCACTGTAATCTCTCGTGGAGGATTGATTCGCGTTGTTATATTATTTGGTTCAAATATTCTCACCGTAATGAATTGATCAATATTTATTGTATTACCAATTCCTGATAAAGTAGAATTAGTGATACCTCTAAATCCTGCTCTGACAAGTGTATCTGATTTAACACCGTCACCAACAACTATCGAATTAGTCATTCCATCGATGCCGATAACTTTTACTATTCTCTCTGCAGGTGATACAACTCTACTATTATTCTGAGGTAAATTAGCGCCTGTACTAATAATCTTACGCGTAGTAATACAAACAATTTGTGCAGATGTCGTCAGCGCGCCATCACCCTTAACTTTTCTCTTACCTTCGCCGCTGACAACAACAGAAGGCAACAGATTACCATTTGCTCTTTGATGCCTACGTGGTATAATTGCTATACCTTCGACTGTCGATTGAGGTCGTAGATCACCATTACCAAATACCTTATGGATACCAGAGCCAGAAACAGTAGGCGTAGGTTGAACAGCGAGTCCGTTCGACGTCACTATTCGAATATTTGACGGTGATTGAACTATTGAATTATCAGAAACGAGAGAACCATTAGCTTTAATAATTCTTTCACCGATTGCAGATATCGATGCATTATCTGAAATTAAATCACCAGATCCCGGATTAGTTCTTACTACAGCTGATGTGACAATTGAATCTGCCGCAACAAGACTGCCTGCCCCGACAATTTTTCTTTCACCTATACCGACAGATGAACTATCAGATATAAGCACACCGGTTCCTGTTATCGTTCTCTCACCAACACCAACCGAGCTACCAGTAGTAACAAGATTACCGCTAGCGGTAATAATTCTTTCGCCAACACCACTGACGATACAATTTGCAGGTTCAAAATTGGCGTCTATAATAATTGCAGATCTACCTGCACCACTCACCGTTGAGCTAGTCACAAGCGAGCCAGTACCCACTACCTTATGAATACCTGCACCGCTTACAGTTGATTGAAGTGTGAGATTAATATCAGTCGTGATTGTTCTCTTACCGCTCGCAGCCACTACAGATTGTGTAATACCAAATACTCCATCACTCGGTATAATTCTTTCACCAATTCCGGACACTGCAGTAGATATGTTTAGATCGCCATGAGCAGTAATATTACGATGTACACTACTCGTGAGTATAGACTGTGTTGAAATGAGCGAACCCGAACCTACAATAGTTCTTTCACCAATTGGTGAAGTAACAAATATTGCTGTAGGTTGCAACTCTGCAGAACCAATAATTTTTCTCGTGCCGATACCTGCGATCGACGCAGATGTTTGAATAGCAACAGCGCTAGTAATAGTTCGTGTACCATCACCAGTGACTACAGCATCTGAAGCAATGATATTTCCTCTAGCTACTGTGAAGACACCACCAATCCCCGATATTGAGGCAGCCGTTACCAAATTACCTGTACCGGTAATCGTTCTTTCACCTACACTGACAATGCTAGCTGATGTAACGAGATTACCCGCGCCCGTTACTGTTCTTTCACCTACACCGACAGCAGAATTATTTGAAACAATTGAACCAATACCAAATACTTTACGTGTACCAGTACCAGAAACTTGAGCTGTAGT